GAAGAAGGAAGGCGGGATTCAGGGGCCGTTCCGCATCTTTTGGGGCGACCAAGACCAGATTCTCCCAGGCGCCGGATCCGCGGATTGCGGCACCGATGGCCCGCTCCCAGGTGTGCAGCCTCTGCCGGACGTCAAGGCAGCAATCGTTCAACAGAGTCCTAGCGCGGCGGGCAAGATTTCCGAAATGCGCGGAACGACGAGGCTTTGGTTCTCGGGCCTGGTGAGCTCGATGAACCCCTACCTCAAGAATTGGGAGTTCCGTTGGCAACGCTACTCGGCGGGCTGGTACAACAACGTCTGCTGGTATCCTGAAAAGTCAGTGATTTTCATGGCGAACGGTTACGTTCGCGCGATGAATCCGGCGCACATCCTGTTCGAGTGCTTCACTAACCCGGAGTGGGGCCGAGGCTACGCCTGGTCCGACCTGGACGAAAACAGTTTCGTCTATGCCGCGAATACCCTCTGCTCGGAGAATTTCGGCCTGTGTTTCGTGTGGCAGCGTGACGAGCAGAATGTCGACGATTTCATCGAGATGGTCTGCCAGTACATCGACGCCGAGTGGTACACCGACCCTGGCAGCGGCAAGGTCGTCCTCCAGATGCACCGCGCCGATTATGTCGCGGCGGCGCTACCGCTGTTCACACCTCAGACCGGACTCATCGACATCCTCGAGGACGATTCCGCATCTGGCGACGAGGTGTTCACGCAGATCGTCGGAACGGGCCGCGACCCCATCACGAATGAGGATTTCAGCGTCCGAGTCTACAATCTCGCCGCGAGCGTGGCGCAGGGCGCGCCCAACACGGCGAAGAAGGACTACAAGGGAATCCCGACCAAGGATTTGATGGCGCGTGTCCTCGCGCGGGATCTGCGCGTGCCGGCGCTCGGTCTCAAGCGGTACAAGGTCGTGCTCGATCGCCGCGGCTTCGCGCTCCGCCCAGGAATGCCGTTCCGCATCCAGGATGACCGCCGCGGCATCGGCAACGTCATCGTCCGCGCAGGCCAAATCGACGACAAGTCGTTCAAGGATGGACGGCTCACCATGACGGTCGTGCAGGATGTGTTCGGTCTGCCGTCAACATCGTTCGTCACCGCAGTTGATAGCGACTGGACTCCGCCTCCGACCGAAGCGGTCCCAGCTGTCGCAGAGCAGTTGGTCGAGGCGAACTATCGCGACTGTCTGCTCCGCGAGGATGTCTCGGTAGTGAATGCGCTGACCGACACGGACTCGCTCATTGGCGTCGTTGCACTCGCCCCGAACGCGGCGATGTATCAGTTCGACCTCGCCTCGAAGGCTGACGGTGAGGCCGACTATAAGACAACGAGCGGCGCCTTCACGGGCGCTGCTACGCTCACCGCCAACATCGGCCCGCTCGACACCTCGTTCGTCGTCGGCAGTGAAAGCAGCTTCGATTCGTCGAATGTCGGTCAGGCACTGCTCTGCGATGCTGAGCAGATGTCATTCGAGTCCTACAACGCTGCCACGCATACGGTCACCGTGAAGCGGGGTTGCGCCGACACGGTGCCTGCCTCGCACGCTGCCGGCGCGCGACTCTGGACCATCGACGACGACCTCGTCAGCGACGAGCGCAAATATGTGAGCGGCGAAACTGTCGATGCCGCTGTACTCACTCGAACCTCGAGCGACGTTCTTACCATCGCCGAGGCGACGGTGATGACCCTAGCCGTCAATGGGCGCCAGGCCCGCCCCTATCCGCCCGCCAAGGTGACGGTTGACGGAGCCGAGGCTCTGACAATCACCGGAACGCACGGAGCGCCGGTCCTCAATTGGGTTCACCGCGACAGGGTTCTCCAGCAGGACCAGCTCGTCGGCTATAGCGAGGCAAGCGTCGGCCCCGAACCCGGCACGACCTACACTATCCGCATCTATGACGTCGATGGCATGGTCGGCGATCCACCTCTGCGCACCGTCACCGGCCTAGCGGCTGGACCGTGGACATACGACGCGACGATGCAAGCTGCCGATGGTGACCCCGTCGCCGTGTTCATCGAACTCGAGTCAGAGCGCGATGGCCTCGCGTCGTACCAGCATCACCGCTTCCGCGTGCAGCTCAAGGGCGGATGGGGCAACGCCTGGGGCTTCGATTGGGGCGGCATATAGCCGAATCACTAATTTGTTGATAAAGGTAGGGACATGGTTGACCGCACACTAGCTGGAAAGATTGGCCTCAAGGGCGGATGGGCGCTCGGGGAGAATGGGTGGGACGTCGACATGGGCGTCAACCTGCTTAAGTTGTCGGTGCTGACGCAGGGCAGCGTGCTCGACAGCGTGGCTGCCGAACCCGGTTCGCCGGCCCAAGGCGATTGCTACATCCTCAAGGCGACCCATGCGACCCATCCGAACGCGGTCGCCGCTTACGACAACGGCGCGTGGGTTTACATCGCGCCGTGGGACGGGATGATCCTCTGGAATGCTGCGGCGGCGAAATTCTACACTTACTCGGCAGCGGCAGGATGGGCTGCCCTCGCAACTGGCTCGTCGAGCAGCGGCAGTTCGGTCAGCGGTCTCAGTTTGATTGCTCGGATCGTTTCTGATGGAACGCTGACGATCGCCGATTTTGCGAACATTCCGGCCGACTTTAAGCACCTTCGCCTGATTGTCTGCGGTCGCTCGGCGGTTGCTGCCGCGACCGATGACATGAGCATTCGTGTCAATGGCGACGCGACGGCTGCGAACTATGCGTCACAGCAGCTGCAAGGCAACAACGCCGCGGCGACGGCCCTCGCGAATCCCGCGACGAACAATCATTTCGGCACGCTGCCAGGTTCGACCGCGACGGCTAATCAGGCCGGCCTGGTCGACATGCTGTTCCCGCTTTACGCGGACACGCATTTCATCAAGCAGTGGCAAGGCCAGGTGAGTCTGCCAGGGTTCCCGCTCGTCAAGGACCTTACGGGCCGCTGGAACGCCGCCACTGCGATTAACCGCATCACCGTGGTTACCAACACCGGCTCGGCCTATGCGGCCGGCACCACCTTTGAACTGTACGGTATTCAGTCTGCGAGCAGCGCCGGCACGACTATCGACCGCGGGCGAGCGACGCTGGCAACGGCTGCCAACACGGTTTCCGGAGCCTGGACGAAGGCGCCGCTGGACACGGTCGCTTATGACAACAACGCGCTTTGGGACGCTACCACCAAACGCTTCATTCCAAAGAAGCCGGGCTACTACCAAGTCAACGCTCGGCTCCGAACGAATACCTCCGGCGCAGTCACCCTTGCTGTCGGGAAAAACGGTGCGCCGGACCATGCCATCTCGAATGACGCGACTAGCGATTTCGCAGCAGCGGGATCCTCGCTGATTTACTGCAACGGGACGACCGACTACCTGGAGCTGTTTTATTTCGCAGGGTCCGTGCGAGCTCTGACCACTGGCGCGTTCGACTGCCATCTCGAGGTTTTCGGTCCGATTGCCGGCGTCGGCAGCAGCGCTCCCTGGTATTACAGTCCACCGCTCGCCGCCGATTTCCCGACATTCGTTTCCTACAGCGGCGTCAATGTCGTCCTGAGCGACGACGCCGACGGCGGACTGGACGTTTTTTGGGGCGTCGATTCGCTCACTGCGGGCGACAACTCGAAAGGCGCTTACAAGGCGCTTCCGGCAGGCGTCGATTGGACGCTCGAGGTCAAATTCAAGTATATCGGCTATCCGCAGAACTGGACTTATGCCGGCATCGGATTCCGCAACAGCGGCGCGGCTAAGAAATTCGCCGTTTTCAACATTCAATCCACCGCTGTCGCCACATTCAGCTCTATCCGTCAGAACGGCAACACCGGTCAGGTGGCGCAGCCGGGTCCACCTCTAGTCGGAATCGGGGACGACGTTTTCTTCAAGTTCGTGTGGAGCAACGCCGCACAAACCTTGACCATATATGTCTCGCGCGACGGAAAGCGCTGGATGAAATGGGCGGTCGAAGCAGGAGCCACGTTCCTTGGAACGCCGGATCAAGTCGGCTTCACCATGTTCACCGCTTACGCCAACGCGGCGACTGACTTGGGCGGTCGGTTGACGATAGAGCGCTGGAAGCAGTCGTGGTAGCTGGCCTAGCCCGTTCGTTGTTGGTCAAGTAATTTTCTGGTATCAATTCACTAAATTAGTGATTCGGAGGCTTTCGGGTTGAC